GCTGCGATCTTCATTAAAGCTTTAGTGCGTTTGGCCTTATGGTTTTTGATTGTTGTTGATTCGTCTATTGCTATCATGCCCCCTGTGCCAAGCGCACGAGCCATCCACTCCCCAGCCTTCTGACCTTTGAGCGAGGAGAATGATTCTACGTTCATCACGAAGATGGTCAGGCCTTCAAACTTATCTTGGACCGAGCGCATCTCTTCTTGTTGTTTCTTGTTGGGGCCACTGACCCATCGGATCACACGGTGCGGAATGGCGTCAGACATGTGCTCGGGTATCTCTTTAGCCACCCAGTTTCTGTACACGCCCTTGGGTGCGATGACCAAAGCAAAGTTAATCTCCCCTGCTTGGTATAGCATTCCCATGTTGTCGATCAGAACTTTTGATTTGCCTGTGCCCATCTCCATGAAGAGCCCGAACTCGATGCGGTCCCAGCCATACTCAAGCGCATCCACCTGGTGATCGAAGGGTTTAAATTTATATTTGTAGTTGACATCCATCATATACCTCCACTATTGTCCTCAATACGGATAGCATGAGGCTTCCGCACAAATCAACCCTGAAGAGGAAAAACTTTATGGACATATTTGAAGACATCTTTGACGAGGGTGAGGCTCTTACTAACGTCAACACAGGAACAGGGAAGCAACTCAGCCAACTTGTTCGCAACCTCCGCACTGTCGAGAAAGATATCGAGGACGCGGAGACACATTTAAAATCATTAAAGCAAGAGAAGCATAAGCTCTCTGTTGAGAACATCCCAGCCTTGATGGATGAGATGGGCGTTGAGCGTTTGGATGTGGATGGCATGACCGTGGAGCGCAAGATGATTGTTGCCGCGTCCATCCCTGTCGCCAACAAAGAACAGGCGTTTGATTGGCTTAGGTCCAATGGTCTAGATGATATCATCAAGAACGATGTCACCTGTTCCTTTGGTAAGGGCGAGGACAACGTAGCGGGGGATGTCATAGGCATCTTGCGTGACAAGGGTTTCGACCCTAAGACCAAGACCCACGTTCATCCATCCACATTGCGGGCGTTTGTTAGAGAGCGCATCGTTGATGGCAAACCAATCGACCTCGACTTGTTCGGGGCATTCATATCAAACACAGCAGTTATAAAGAGGAAAGCGTGATGGGTGCGTATAAGCAAAAGATGCTAGAGGAAATGGAAGATGAAGATCACACCGATGAGTATGGTGCTTCCATGGACAATGACAATGATGATGATTTTGAGGAAGCGTGTGAAGATGACATGATTGAACGGTCCATCGAAAACGATGCGATTAAAGCGGATATGAAGCGTCAAGACGATGCGATTAGAAAGGCAAAGAACAATGAGTAATCAAGTAGCTACGAAAAAAAGTGCAGAGTTAAGCACAGACTTAATGGACGACATCCTAGAATTTGCGGGCGAGGGCGCGGCCTTTGCCGCGGATGAAATGCAAATCCCGTTTGTTCGGGCGCTCCAAGCTTTGTCCCCACAACTGGGCAAGAAGAAGCCTGAGTACATTGAGGGTGCGGAGCAGGGCGATCTGTTCAACACTGTGACGGGTGAAGTTTGGAAGGGTGATGATGGCGTAACTATCATACCGTGCTTCCAGACCACCAAGTATCTTGAGTTCACACCTCGTGACCAAGGCGGCGGATTCCGCGGCGAGATCAATCCTACTGATCCAGTACTTCAGCGTACCTCTCGTGTTGGGTCCAAGGAAATCCTGCCAACAGGCAACGAGTTGGTCAAGTCCGACCAGCACTATTGCTTGGTGATGGGCGGGGACGGTGCGTATCAACCTGCTGTCATCGACATGAAGTCCACGCAGTTGAAGGTCAGCCGCCGTTGGAAGACCCAGATTGCTATGCAAAAGATCAAGCACCCGAAGACGGGGGCCATGGTTGTACCTCCGCTGTTTGCTACAGTGTGGAAGATCACCACAGTTGAAGAGAGCAATGACCAAGGCACATGGTTCACGCCTTCTGTTGAGAAGGTCGGGCTTGTAGAGAGCCGCGATCTTATGCTCGAAGCCAAAGCCTTCCGCGACAGTGTCGCTGCGGGCGAAGTGAAAGCTGCTTCAGAGGAGCGTGTCCCAACTACCTCCTCTGTACAACAGGATGACGACATCCCGTTTTAAGCAGCCTCGGGAGTGGCGATGACTGTTGGCGCATTCTCCACGCCACTCCCATTTTTCACAACAGGAGCAGTACATGACACAGGCAAAGAGGTTGCTTGCAGTATTCGTTGGTGCCAAAGCTGCACATGGCACGACAACCGTTGGCCGCATCGGACGAAATGGCAAGGCAGAATCCAAGAGTATGATCGTTCGCTCTCCTTTAACCGAGGAGCTCGTTCAATCCCACATAGATGGGAAGCAAGGCGTTGGCGCGATCCCGATCAATGAAGAGAACATGTGTAAGTTTGCGGCGCTGGACATCGATGTCTATGACCTGAACCACAATGAACTCCAAGCTAAAATACAGAAGCTGAAACTTCCATTGATGCACTGTCGATCCAAGTCGGGCGGCGCTCACCTGTATCTGTTTCTGAAAGACTGGGCTCCCGCAGCAAACATCAGGGACTACTTGACAGAGATGTCTATTGTCCTGGGCTTTAGCGGGACCGAGATATTCCCGAAGCAAGACACAATCATCGCAGAGCGTGGAGACGTGGGCAACTTTATCAACATGCCCTACTTCAACGCCGAGATGCCCCAGCGTTATTGTTTCAATACACACACCGAGGCCCTTGAGCTAGACGAGTTCCTAGATGCGGTGGACAAGGCCCGTGTGTCGGAGTCCGATCTTGAGGGCCTTCGGTTTGCTGGGAAACGCAAGTACTTCACCGATGGACCGCCCTGCCTTGAGCACCTGTTCGCGGATGGGCCAATTGATACGCCACGCAATACGTGCATGTACCAGTGCGGTATCTATGCCAAGCTGTCGGACCCAGACAACTGGAAGAATAAGTTGGAAGAGTTCAACCGGACGCTGTGCTCTGAGCCGTTGCCATCTGTAGAGGTGATCAACTTAGGCAAGTCGCTTGACCGGAAAGACTTTGCGTACAAGTGCAAGGAAGAACCCTTCAAGAGTTACTGCGACCCGACCCTCTGCGCGAGTAGGAAGTTTGGGATCAGCACCGATGCGCCTGACATGCCCTCGGTTGGAGGCTTGACGATCATGCTGTCCGAGCCGCGCGTGTACTTCATGGATGTCAACGGCGCGAGGATTCAGTTGTCCACTGAGCAGTTGCAGAATCAAATCCTTTGGCAGCGGGCATGCATGGAGCAGATGAACTTGATGCCCCCCACAGCCAAGCCTCAGAAGTGGCAGCAGATGGTCAATCAGTTGATGCAAGGTGCTACGGTGATCGAGGTGCCCGAGGAAGCCACGGTTAAGGGTCAGTTCAAAGACCACCTGCAGGCTTATTGCACCAGCCACATCAGGGCTATGGCCCCCGAAGAGATGGAGATGAACAAGCCGTGGACCGATGGGCAGGTGACCAAGTTCAAGCTGGAAGGTTTGATAGAGTACCTGCACCACCGTAGGTTCAAGGTCGATAACCGTGGGCAGTTGATCCAATTGATTAAGGACGTTGGCGGGGACCAAAGCCGAGAAAACATTAAGAGGTCTGACGGAAGAAGAACAACGCTTCGATGCTGGGCAGTGCCTGCCTTTGAAGACGATCACATTGAATTATCAATAAGGGAGATGAACGATGACATCCCATTCTAATAGACTCCTGCGGGTAGGAGAAGTTGCGGCTCTGTTGGGCGTATCCAAGTCGTACGTCTACAAGTTGGCTCAAACAACACCCGACTTCCCGCTACCGATTGTACTGGGCAGTGAGCACAGCAAGCGTTCGTCTAGCCGCTGGGTTCTGTCCGAGATTGAGGATTGGGTGAGCAGCAGACCGAGGGGGAAGGATCTATGATTGACAACTCACTCCTGATCTTGGGGCCTCCGGGCTGCGGTAAGACCTATCGTTTGATCCAAGAGATTAAAACTGCGCTTGCCAACGGCACCCACCCGTCCCGCATCGGCGTCATTTCGTTTACCCGCAAGGCTATCGAAGAGATGGTTTCCCGTGCCTGTGCCGAGTTTGGCCTGACCCCCAAGGACTTCCCGAACATGCGGACCAGCCACTCGTTCGGGTTCAACGGATTGGGTCTTCAGAAGCAGGACGTTCTAAGCACCGAGGACTATGCTGATCTAGGTGATAAGATAGGTTTGACCTTTGAGGGGGACGACAGGACCAGCATTGATGACGGTGTATCCATGCCCACCATTGGTGGATCGGGGTCCCAGTACCTCCAGCTAGAGCACCGCGCTCGGTATCGGATGGTTACATTGGAGCAAGAGTTCAACAAGGAGGGGAACAGGGATTTGTTCTACCCCAAGTTGGTTCAACTTCACGAGCAGATGAACGAGTACAAGTCGGTGATGGGCAAGTATGATTTCGTTGACATGATCGAGAAGTACATCGACATCGGTGATCCCCCTGGCTTGGACTATCTGTTTATTGACGAGGCTCAAGACTTCACGCCTTTGCAGTGGGAGATGGCGAAGAAGATTGCTGAACGGGCAGACAGGGTAATCATCGCGGGGGACGACGATCAAGCCGTCCACCGTTGGACCGGAGTTGAGGTTGATCTGTTCATTCAATCCTCGGACCAAGTCGAAAGGCTTACTCAGTCTTACCGCATCCCAAGGTCTGTCCACCGTCTGGCTAACACCATCTCACGGCGCATCCCTGGAAGATTGCTGAAAGAGTTCCAGCCCCGTGAAGAAGAGGGCTTGGTTGATTACGTCTACCATCTGGAAGATATCCCCGTGAACGAGGGGTCATGGACCGTGATGGCGCGGACAAACTATCAAGTTCGAGAGCTCGCCAAATGGTTTCGGGGTTCTGGGTTTAAGTTTTCCATGAAGGGCTATGCTAGTATCTCAGAGAAGTTAGTCGGGAACATCCTAGCGTGGGAGGATCTGTGCCAAGACAAGACGATAGGGTTGCAGCGGCTGCGCCAGTTGTACACTGCGCTACCCAAGCAGGGGGAGGATGCTGCGCTAAGGCGGGGCGCGACCAAACTGCTGGATGCAATACATCCGGAAGCCGAGGTTGGGATGCAACAACTGCTAGTGGATTACGGGTTGCTAAAAGGAGCGGAGATTTCTGCTTATGACGTACTCAGGGTCAGTGTATCTGAGCGCAACTACATCGATGCGATCCAGCGCAGGGGCGAGGACCTTCTGTCTCCGCCTCGGATCAAACTGTCCACGTTCCATGCGATGAAGGGCGGCGAGGACGACAACTGCATTGTATATACAGCGTCCACTAAGGCATGCGTTGAGTCTCGATACCAAGAGGATGAGCACCGTGCGTTCTACGTTGGCGTAACCAGAGCTCGACACACGCTCTACATATTACAAACCGATAACAAATACAGGTACTCGCTATGAATAAAAGGTTGGTAACTTATCCGTTCAAAAGGGAGACTCAGATGAAAATAACTAGAAAAATGGAGATCGATGCCGAGGCGGCAATCTTCTCTAATAAACACCCCAAGGTTACCGAACTGTTTGTTCGGTTCACTACAGATATTATTAACCGAGGGTTCAAGCACTACTCAGTCAGTGCTATTTTTGAGCGCATCCGCTGGGAGACAGACCAAGCAGATGTAGATGGCAAGTCTACGTTTAAGCTAAACAACAACTACCGTGCTTGGTATGCTCGTAGTTTTATGGAGCATAACCCAGAACATGCAGGGTTTTTTAGAACCAGATACCGTGTGAGTGCGGGTCAAGACGCATTAGGTTTTCCAGAACTTACTCCCGAGGATTTTGAATATGAAGCGTGATAAGGTTTTAGACACAGCAAAAGAACTGATCAATGGACAGAGGGCCAAGGACTACGGGGATGCGTTCGAGAACTTCTCCCGCATAGCCACGGGCTGGAACGCTATTATCAAAGAGGCTATGGTAACCCACGGTCATGTGACCGAGCGGCACGTTGCGCTGATGATGGATTGGTTGAAGACAGCAAGGCTCCTTAACGACCTCGACAAAGAAGACTCATGGGTGGACAAGTGCGGATACAGTGCCTTGGGTTCAGAGTTTACTGACCAAGAGAAAGAGATACAGAGTCGGTTGGATAACTATTTGAAGAAAGATACCTGATGCCAGAGAACTTATTTGGAAGCGACCTGCACCACCAGTTCAAGGGCGAGATGGATTTGATCGACTCTGACTGGAACATCCCCGAGTACCCAGACCTGACAGGTTACAAAGAAGTGGCCGTTGATCTGGAAACCAAGGACCCGAACATCAAGACGCTAGGCCCAGGTTGGGCTAGGAAAGACGGGCACATCATCGGGATTGCTGTCGCAGCGGGTGAGTACAAGGGCTACTTCCCTATCCGCCACGAGAATGGACACAACCTGGATCCAAGGATCACGTTGAAGTGGCTGAAGAAGCAGATGGCTGTCCCTGAGATGGACGTAATCATGCACAACGCAACCTACGATGCGGGTTGGATGCGGGCCGAGGGCGTAGAGATCAAGGGTCGGATGATCGACACCATGATTACAGGCGCTCTGGTGGATGAGAACCGCTGGTCCTTTGGCCTTGATGCGATGGCCCGAGACTATGCTGGGATACGCAAAGACGAGAAGATGTTGAAGGCAGCGGCAGCGGCGTGGGGCATCGATCCCAAGGCAGATATGTGGCAGTTGCCCCCGATGTATGTTGGGGCCTATGCAGAGCGCGATGCTGTAGCCACATTGAAACTCTGGCAGGCCCTGAAAATCCAGTTGGATGAGCAGAAGCTGTGGGACATCTGGAACACTGAAACCAAACTAATCCCTTGCTTGTTGGACATGCGAAGCAACGGGGTGCGCGTTGATCTGGACAAGGCTGATCGGAATAAGAAGCTGATCCGCAAGAAGTCGAAAGAGATGCGTCTGCAGATCGAGAAAGAAGCGGGCCTTGAGGTAGATATCTGGGCCTCTGCGTCCATCGCTAAGATGTTTGACAAGCTTGGCCTTGAGTACCCAAGGACCGAGAGGGGTGCGCCATCGTTTAACAAAGCGTATCTGAACAACCATCCGTCCGAGATATGCCAGAAGCTGGTCAAGCTGCGCGAGTTTGACAAGGCTGACAGCACGTTCATCGACAGCATCCTGCGGCACGAGACTAACGGGCGCATCCACACGGAGCTCCACTCCACTCGCAGGGATGAGGGGGGAACGGTCACGGGTAGATTCTCCTCTTCGAACCCCAACCTCCAGCAGATTCCGGCACGGGACAAGGACATCAAGAAGCTAATCCGTGGGCTGTTCATCCCAGAAGAAGGGTACAAGTGGGGATCGTTCGATTATTCTAGCCAAGAACCAAGATTGCTCGTACACTTCGCCGCCAGCGTTGGGGAAATCCAAGGCCAAGACATGCTTGCGGACATTGTCCACCAGTACAACACCGCAGATGTAGACCTCCACCAGATTGTTGCTGACCTAGCTGGGATCAAGCGCAAGGAAGCAAAGGCCGTGAACCTCGGTATTATGTACGGCATGGGCGTGGCAAAGCTAGCGGATCAACTGGGCGTTGATCCAGATGAGGCGAAGAAATTACTACGACAGCACCGTGAGATGGTGCCGTTTGTTAAAGCCCTAGCCGAGATGGCCTCTCGTAGGGCCGCGCATTCAGGGCAAATCCGGACGGTGTTGGGTCGGCTGTGCCGCTTCCACCTCTGGGAGCCCACGACTTTCGGGGCAGGCAAGCCCCTGCCACACGAGGATGCGTTGAAAGAGTATGCGGGAGTTAACGGCATGGGTATTCGCCGCGCCTTCACATACAAAGCACTCAACCGTTTGATCCAAGGATCGGCGGCGGACCAAACCAAGAGGGCCATGCTTGATTGTTACAGCGAGGGATATACTCCTATGCTAACGGTACACGACGAGCTATGCTTTAACATAGATAACCCAGAGCAGACGGCCAAGATCAAAGAGATCATGGAGAACGGAGTCCCGCTAAAGGTTCCATCTAAAATCGATGTTGATATTCAAGATGATTGGGGAGAAATAGAATAATGCAGGTAGAAGACATAAAAGCCTTGGGCTTTCGGCAAATGCACAAGTTGCAGATCGATTCGCTGCTTGACCTAATTGCAGTGACCCTGAACCTAGCCGCCTTGACCCATGATCAAGATGTTATTGAAGAAACCGAGGCCGCTTGTGACGAACTGGTTCGCCTGTTTGGTGGCAACGGTGTCGAGGTATCTATCAATGTTCACTGACCGGGCTGGTTAGCTCGGTCTATAATCTCTTGGTTTCTCCGGTCCCCAAACAGACTAGGGACCGCCACCCTAGCGCGATCATACAAGTCACTGACCTCGCCGCTGACCGCGTCTACCGCTCCGCTGACCGTGGACGTAGCTGTGTCAACGAAAGACTGAGTGGGTTGCGCCGCTGAAACCGACTCGACGGGAGCTCCAAACAATTCAACCTCTGCGCCAAACAATTCAACCTCTTTTTCAGGGATAATATTTGTGTTAAAAAAAGAACTTTTTACGTCATTCAACTCAGCAAGAGGAAGTTGCTGCAAAATTCTATTTTCTCGTTTTACGTTGACCTCTTCCGACACTTCTCTGATTACATTTCGACTTACATCAAACGGCATATAACGGTTGTTTATTATATTTATTATTTCTTTAGGAGTAACTCCTGTCCTTTTAAACGTCTGGAAAATTTGGGCCTGATCAAACCCAGCGGCAATGGCCGTGTCAATTTTTAATTTAAGAGTTGCTTGCTGACGCCGACGAGCTTCGTTTGCTTTTATGTAAGCGGCGACAACTTGCTCGGCTGTCACATCGTTATCGTCTGCAATACGAGTAAACTGTCGCACCGAACTGGAACGGCCAGCGGCATATTCAGAACCACTAAACCCAAGGCTCCTGCCTATGTTCACCTTCACGGGCCGCAAGCCTGTCATCATTGCTCCAGCCTCTTCCGCCGCACTGTAGCTATCCCCGGACTTAGAAGGAGTTTCTGTTATTGCTCTAAGAACTCTGCCTTGTTTAAACTCTCCGCCTTTAACAGTAACTGCGTTTTCAACAATCCCTGGAATAAACGCGCCAAAAATGTGGGTCATCGACTTGGACAGTATGTCCCCGAGCCCTTCCGACTTGGAGTCGTATATCAAAGATCCTGTTTTAGTTGTGCCTTGACGAGTAGTCACGTCGATTACACGCTCCGCACCTAAAGACTCTGATGCAAAAGGCTCGGCTAGTTTTTTAAATCCTTCCCATGTCATGGCGGTTATAGCCTCGGCCTCCGAGGCACCAATCATTCCTTTAGCTTGGTAAGTTTCCATGGCTGCACGAATAGGAGTAAGAAGATATTCGTAAGGTAGCATGTACGAAAGATCGATGGCTTCGGCGTTTAAGTCCTTGTCCGGCTTCTCTAAGTATACCATTTGGTTCCCTTTGGCGTACCAAGGCTTATTTTGATTCAGCAACTCTTCTTCTTCGGGAGTAATTCCTAAAATGGTATGAGCCGCTTCTCGAATAGCAATCGGCGCAGCGAAGGTGGACGCCCCGAGGCCTGACAAACGTTCGGCTCCGATGCCACGGACCTGTCTGGCAAAGGTTTTAGCTTCCTGCTCTCCCATGGCTGCAATGAGTTTAGCATCTGCTTGGAACCCAAGCTCTTTTAAAGACCGACCTAAAATGTTTCCTGTAGTTCGCATAACTTCTGCAGGATATGCAATGAAGTTCCCAACAACGGGAACTCTACGGATAGCCTTGATAGCTTCTGGGACCATGGAATAAGTGGGCATGGTAGCTTTGACCAAGTCCACAGACATCATGTTTGCAAAGTCTGTCCCTGCAAGGGAGGAAGATCGGGAGGCCAAGCCTGAACTAACGAGGGCATCTTTAACGGCGGTGCGTTTAGCATTGCGTTGTTGCGCAGGGCCAAAGACCCCAGTCAATAGCTCTGCGGAAACGTCTTCTAGTTCAAGGTCGTCCATGACCACGCCACCCTTGCGAAGGGCGGCGCTGTATCTAGCCTTTTCTCCCAGGGCCGCGATTGCTTTCGGCCAATCGTCGCCGAGCCGATAGGTGTTTTCCATCAGGGAAAGAGCTTTTCCAACAAGAGGGGTTTTTCTAACTATTTTCCCTGTTTTATTTAACAAGGAGGACACACCCTTTTCGGTCTGTTCTTTTAAAAGGCGTTCCGTTTCACGAAGTTGTACGTTCTGCCCGATAGCCCCCTCGTTCTGCAGGGCTTTAAGAAGTTTAAACTGTTCGGGACTATCAAGCGCATTAGCCATAAGGACGGTGCCGCTCTCAAACACTCCCATATTTCTGCCGAGAAGTCCATTTGCTGCAAGCACGAAGAAGTTTGAGATCACGTTTCTAACTTGAGAAATAGGATTCAGGACTGTCTTGGTTACTTGAGCCAAACCCTTTGCCTGAAGCGCAACGGAGAGAGCATCTTGGGACCAAGAATTTGCACGG